AAAACTGAGGGTGGCATGACTTTGCGTGACTACTTTGCGGCAAAGGCTATGCAAGCGTTAATTGATAACGATGGTTTATTTTCAGAGATACCAACACAGGCTTACGCACTGGCAGACGCAATGCTGAAAGCGAGGGAAACATGAAACAAGAAATATCCCTTGAAACTTTAATGCTTGCAAAACAAGCAATTGAAGAACTATTGGAGTTTCACAAAAGCACCGCCGTTAAAGATATGGGGGTTTTTAATATGACTTCTGATATGCGAAAACGTGCTTACAAAGCCGCAAGTCAAATTGATATGGCAACGTTCATTCTTTTAAAACAAACAACTTTGGAGATTACAGATGGATCAAAGAACTGAAGAATGGTTTGCCGCCCGGCTGGGCAAGGTTACCGCCAGTAAGGTTGCGGATGTGATGGCAAAGACCAAAACAGGTTATGCCGCCAGCCGCGAGACTTACATCACGCAATTGGTGCTGGAACGCATCACAAAGACCAAGGCAGAGGGTTTCACATCGCAGGCTATGCAATGGGGCATTGATCAAGAACCATTTGCACGGGCGGCTCTGGAATTGCATCAGGGATACCTTGTGCAAGAAACAGGTTTTGTGCCACATCCAACAATTGAAATGGCTGGCGCTAGTCCAGACGGTCTTATCAATGAGGATGGAATTTGCGAGATCAAATGCCCAGAATCTAAGGGAATGGTGGAAACCCTACTGACCCAAAAAGTCCCTCAAAAATACTATGCCCAAATGCAATTCCAGCTTGCCTGTACAGGCAGAAAGTGGGCAGATTACTGCGTGTTCGATCCCAGAATGCCAGAAAAAGCGCAATTATTTGTTGCACGAATTGATCGTGATGACAGATATATCGCAGAGATTGAAGCTGAAATTGTCAAGTTTTTAGCTGAAGTTGATTCCCAAGTTAAACAATTAACCGATTACATTGAAAGCAGACCATGAAAAAATTTAAAAATATTGTTGTTGTCACTGGCACATACAGAACCCGCGAGGGACAAGAAAAGAAACGCTATCAAACCATTGGGTCAGTGATTTTGGATGACAACGACAATTTAAAAATCAAAATAGATTCAATACCTATTGTGGATGGCGGTTGGACGGGCTGGGCAAACTGTTATGAATTGGAAGAAAGAGAAGCGCCCAAAGCACCCAAAGTCGGTTTTGAAGATATGGATCAAAATATCCCGTTTTAATTAAAATGGGTTTATAATGGTTGTATTGCCAGCATAGGAATACACCATGACAAATCTTAAAAAAAACTGTTTTAAGTGCAAAACCATCAAACCATTAAATGAGTTTTATAAACATCAGCAAATGGTTGATGGTTACCTTAACAAATGCAAGGAATGTGCAAAAAATGATGCAACAACCTACAGGAATAAGAATCTTGAAAAGATCAGGGCCTATGACGTGGCAAGGTCAAAAGAACCTGAAAGGGCAAAATTGGCGGCTGAAGTCAACAGAGCATGGAGAGCCGAAGACCATCGTCGTTCTAAAGCACATAGAGCAGTTGCCAAAGCCATTAAACAAGGATTGCTTGTATCTAGTCCCTGCATTAGATGCGGAGAAAAAAAATCCGTTGCTCATCACGAAGATTATGACCACCCTTTGGATGTGGTTTGGTTATGTGAATCGTGCCATAAAAAACGTCACAAAGAAATAAAGGAACAACCATGCTGCATCCTAGAGTCAGAAACACCGACCCTTTGACCAGTTGGCAGGCAGCAGGGTCTGCTAAAGACCTTGCCAGCCGCCATGCCCGTCTTATTGTGGATTGCTTGACCAAGCACGGCGCACTGGGTAAAGATGGCATTGCCGCACAGACAGGGCTCGAATCCATGCAAGTAGCCAGACGGTTGCACGAATTGGAACGCGATGGCGAGATTTGTTTAACAGGCAAGGTAGTCAAATCCAAGTCAGGGCGCATGGAACGCGAATGGAAAATCACGCCAATGCAGAGGGAATTAATATGACCAATCCTGATAAATCCACTACACCAGAGTTTCAAAAAACACTTGGTGATTTGTACGATTCTGGCTGGAACGCCGCTTTAGAAATGGCTGCGTTTAGGGTTGAACATGAATTTGCTAAAGCGTTTGGCAAAGATACGCTTTCTAGCGTGGCTATTTATATTCGGAGTCTTAAAAAATGACACAAGAAGCATTGAAGCTGGCGATTCAATTGAGAGATACAGCCAGCGGGTATTGGACTGAAAACGAAATACCAATCATTGAAAAATTGATTGAAATATTGGCACAGACGCAAGAACCTGTGGCGTGGTGGAATAATACGGGTACGCACATAGATTTAAATGTATCTGGTAGAGGCACTCCCCTTTACACACATCCACCACAGCGCACATGGCTTGGGCTGACGGATGAGGATATTTCAGAAATTGTTAGAGGCACACATAACACTGGAAGTTTTGTCCGAGCCATTGAAGCCAAACTCAAGGGGAAAAACACTTGATAAGCCGCATCATTTTGTGCTTGTCAATGATGGGGGTTGGCGGTTATAACTTGTTGCCGCCAGCGCCCCTTAACATCTACCAGATGCAGCGCAAGTCAAAAGAAAAGTCAATCAGCGAGTTATGTCAAAAACCTAAAAAAACCAAAAACGTACAGGAGATATGCGACCGATGGAAGAAGTGATCATCACCATTGCAATTTTGTTTATAGGCGCAATTGTTGGCATTGGAGTTATTGTTGCCTTACTGCATTTTTTTGCAGATTAAACGTTACGTTCAAAGTGTGGGCAATCCACCAAATTAGAAAAATGTCCACCCCAGCGGTTTTTAGGATGCAGGCTTTCCCAATAGATGCCCAGCGGTTCAATGGTGGCCTTGTCCCAAATAATCTTGCCATCTTTGAAGAAGTTTAGGTCAATAGCGCACCGTTTTAGGTGGATAGATTTCATGGTCTTAGAACGCCCTGTTTTGACGTAAATGGCCTGTTGTTCTGGTGTGCGGGATAGTTCCCCACCAGTGACCATAAAACCCTGCTCTGTGGCGTACTGGATCAGTTTGCAGGCATCTAGTAGAAATGCAGCTTGTTCGGTGCTTAAACTCATTTTTTGCCTCGCATATCAGCAAGTTTTTCAATTGTGCGCCCACCAAAGTATGCGCCCATGATTAACATCCCCCAGTTACCCAGCAAGGTCACATAGGATTCATTTGCGTTGTAGCCGTATGCACTCATCATGGCAAACAAGAAATAGCCTAGAAAGATGGCTATAAGAGACATGGGGCGTATGTTTTTGGATAGCCATGAATCACTGGACATATCTGCTTGCCAGCGGTCTGTCACGTTGTCTGCGTCACTCTGGGCAGCCTTTGCCAACAGGTCAAGTTCAGCCAGTTCCATCTTGGCTTTTTCAATACCCAACTCCATCAGGCGTTCTTCGTGTTCAAATTGAAGCTGGCGCAGCTTTCCAACATCTTCAGGGGTTGGTGCGTCAGGGATTTTTACGCCCAACGTGTTTTCAACTACTTGTTTACCCTTGGCTTGAATGGCGCTAGATAGCAGGCCAAGGCCGTTTTGAGCCAATGTGCCAAGCAATGATGCAACTATAGGAATCATTTCTTTTTCTCCAATTCAATAATAAGGCGGCGAATAATGGCCTGCTGTTGTTTGTTTTCTTGCTGAACAACAAGCATATCAAAATACATCGAGGCCATCAAATACAGAAACAACGGCAAAATCAACATCACCGCAATCAGTGAAATCAAAAAAACTATTTGCCCGTTGTCATTTGTTTGATTGACCATAGGAGGAGGTGGAGGTATATAGTAAGCGTCAGAACTGCTGCGATTATTAGCGCCTTGTCTTGCAGATTGCTGAGTCTTTTTCTGCGTTGCCATTTACGTTGAATCTCCATCTGGCGGTCAAGTTCAATCTGCCTTTCGTTTTCTTCGTTCAGTTTTTTATATTCTTCCTCAAACCTTGACCAGACTGCACCAAGCGCGGGGTCTGTGTGGTAGATCAAAAACTCACGCAATTCTACTGACTGCCTTTCCAATTCAATCTGGTGAAACACATTCTCTAGTGCCTGTGCTTTCATTGATTTTGTCTTGGGCGGGTCAAG